CTTTTCGTCTTTGATGATGTCGGGAAACAAACTCTTAGCTACCACGCGAACAGCTTTCGGGTAGACATTCTCTGGCTTGTATAAGTCAAGCACGTTGTCGATAAGAATTTTGATTTCTGATTCCAATAGCTCAGGGCAGATCTGTTCAAAGTAAGTTTTAGTTAAGTTCATTAGTAAGTCTCCGGTTCGATTGGCTCATCAGCCGTGTAGTTAGAATTAGTTAGTACCTCTGGTCTGTACATCGAAAGCTTTGTTTCTTCGCATTTGTCACACACCTTGCACAGTGGTATGCCTCTTGCATCATGCTCCCACCATGAGTCTTCGCCTTCGTGCATGCAATAACGTAAGTCCATTGTTTTCTCCTTTGGTAAATAGAAGTAAAGAATTGAGTGAGGGATTTCCGCAGCCCCCGCCGAAGCCGGGGTGCGGAATCCTGAACGGCTATGCCGCTTCGCTTTCATACTTTCGCATGAGTTCAAATTGCGACATGCAATACTCGAATGCTTTCTGTGCATCTTTTGCCGCTGTCGTAATATATCGAGGGTCAGACTTGATAGCCTTCTGCCATGACTTGATATAGCTGGCGTGTTGGCTGATGTCATAGGTCACACCCAGCTGAGCGCATAGAAAGATAGATCCCAACTCTGCAACTAACTCTTCTTTGGCATAGTCTTCATGGCCGAATGCACCAGCAAGATCACGATCTAGTCGTTTGCTGTGACCGGTAGAGTGAATGCACTCGTGGTAAAAGGTAGATTGGTAAGCATCGTCAGACTCAAATTGCCCTGGCATAGGCATCCGAATTTGGTCAGCCGAAGGTGAATAGCATGGATTGTGGTGCTCTGCATTGCTCACTTTGACTTGTAGTGCATCGGCAATTTCGTTCGGATTGTCGAGCCTGCTTTCTCGTATTGGCATCTCAGGTAACTCGATGCCTGTTTGGTCAATGTTGAATAGGTTGTATACCTTTGCAAAGGCAAACTCTTTTTCAGGATCTTTCTTGTCCTTAGTTTTGCTGAAGAAAATTGCAGGTGTTGCCTTCTGACCTTTAACACTACCGCCAAGCTGTTGAACTTGGTTCCATGTAAGCCAGTAAGGTTTGGTGTAGCCATACTTCCAGCTGGCAATCATCGTCATCAGCTGGTTCGTGCCATTGTATGGGCGTTTAGTGACCCAGTTTTGGTGGAGGCAAGACTGCGATTCCCATGTCTTGCGCCATGTAGTCTCGTCTGCCATAGCAGACTCAACGAGTTCAACGATTCGATCATATTTCATAACAGTTCCCTTTTGGTTTTGGTTAGTAAACTTTATCAAAGTTATGCATTGTTATCCAAAGTTTCTGTCATCATTGCCTCTTTGATGATAGAAATAACTTCGCTTTTATTGAGTCCGAACTCAAATGCCCACATCGTAAAGCCCGACCAGTTAGGCTGAGCTTTGCCATAAACGTAATGTTCTAGATTCATTAGCACAGTCTCGCCGATCATCCCTTTGGTGTACCACTTGGGATCTAAGCTTCGTAAGTTATCCATGCCTAACTCCTAAAAATATTTGTAGTGAAGACGCCATTCAAAGTCAGGGTATTGAACTTTGCTATCTTCATAATCGTTAACAGCTGAAAGCACCATGCCTTCAACATCTTTGTCAGGCCCGCCATCGAGAGGATAGGCCCGTGTGTAACCAAACTCTTTATCTGGAGTCACTCGATACTCAACAGATATCCAATGTCTTCTTTCCATAATTAGTTCCTTTTAGTTAATTAATAAAGCGAAGGTTCTTTGCGCCCCGCACAAACCGGGGGCGCAAGAACGTGAGCGTCACTTTGTTATCTGCTCGTAGCCTGTCATCGTGTCGTACAAATCATGCAGACCAAACAGCAGGCGTTGAATGTCAGCGTCAGTTTCATCGTAGTAAAACTCCATGATCGCTAACGTCTTGCCATCGGCATCATAAATTCGATATGTCCTGTATGCTTTACTCATGGTATGGATACTCCTCTTCTGCTTCGTCATCTTCGATTGACTCGTGACCTAGCATTTCGCCAACACTATGGTAGTAACAATCAAATCTACTTTCTAAATTTTGATCAATGCGTTTGTCAGCAATTTGTGTTGCCCAATCAATTGCATCGTCTTCATTTTTAGCAAGCACCTTGATGTTCATATCGACAGTGGTTGTTACTTGAATACAGTAAACGCGCTTGTTGATTTGATCTTTGAGTTCCATGATTCGATCTTCGGTGTAACTCAATGACATTCTTATCTGTCGCAAGTCTTCAATTGCATCGTCACTTAATTCTTCAGTGACATTTGCATCGTTTAGGTGATGAAGTAGCCGACTGCGATAGTCGACTAACTCGTGAAACAAACCTTCGAGGTCATTGATTAACTGATCTTTCATGCTACATCCTCCGTTGGTATTACATCTATTTGTACTGCTTCTAAATCTAACAAGCGTGGCCTGTCATCTAACAGATCACCTTCGCGCCATCCGATAATTGCATGGGCTCGTGCCAGGCATTCATCGTCAGCTTCCACCATCACTATGTGACGTGTTGTTTCTATCAATGTAACTATGTATTCCATAACGAATTCCTTTTATAAAATTAACAGACCGCCGCTCGGCGGCGCGACCCGACACCGGCGCTGTCCAGCCGGTATAATCGTCGGTCGCCCGACTCGGCGTGGCTGTCGTCAACACTGGCGTCAAAGCTGGCGTAATGCGCTAGCCGCCATCGCACCATGGATAACAGCTATAACAACTAAAACTATTAAGTAATGCGATCTAACAAGATTGGAGACCAACATAAAAAAAGGAGGCCTAAGCCCCCTCGATTACCTCTGCCAAGCGGTCAGCTCCGTAGAGCAGTGCAATACTGGTCACTGCTGATATGCCTGCGTATAACCACATAAAATTCAACAAAGCCATCATTGTTAAGATGACGGACACTGCGGCACAAATAACTGTTAATCCAATAAGTACGTACATGATTAAATCCTCCAAGGGAAAAGGGGGCAAAGCCCCCGTAACAACTAAGCGATCTTACGAGTCTTCGGTTTTACGACCTTTTTGGAGTCCGTTACTGCCGCAGGCTGTGTCTGCTTTAGTAGGTGTGGGTTGATAAACTCCTCTTCGTCGTGAAAGTTAGAAGACATCTCGACTTGCTGGCCTAACTTGTACAGGTCAATGGTGCCTGTGATGTTTGGGCGTCTGCCTTCTGGGCTAGCGTCCGCCCAGAACGAGTACGGTAGACGTAAGCTTGAACCATCTTCGAACTCAATAGCGACACTGCCTGCGTGTGTTGGACGCTTGCCTTGGTGGAACTGATTAGTCCAGCCAGCAATTGAGATTGACTTGATTTTGTTTTTCATTTCGTTAGAAGTTTTCATCTTGAGATTCCTTTTCTCTATATGATTGAAGAGTCCCGAAGGGACACTTCATGAACAGCATGGATCAGCGAGGGCCAGACTGCTGTGGCCGAACCGGAGCATTCGCGGATGTGTGTTTATCCGAGAATGATGCGGACTCGGACAAGTCTGGTGGTCAAGAGTAGAAGTAAAAGTTTTCGCGGCCCAAGACGCGAACAAGTTTTCGCTCACGACTCTTGGCCTGTTCCTCGCCCATGCTATTGACTGCACGCGCAACATAGGCGGGTGACGGTGCCGCTTGATGGAGCCGCTTGCGGCGGAGACATGGGGATACGAGGGTAGCGTGAACGGAGTGAGGGCCGAGCCGATAGGCGAGCCGAGTATAGTCAACCTCCTGTGAAAAGCGCGCGTGCGCGAGCGGTGTATCGGGTTATACCGTGGAATCCCCCGGGGATTACTCGGGATAATCCCGGCTTTTCAGCGAGCCAACGGTGGTGGCATTAGCTCAGTAGATATCAGTGCGCGGTGGTTAACCTGTTAACTAGTGGTAACCACTTCAGGGGGGTCCTTCATGGACTCACACTCATTGGCACCACTAATCGTATATCCAGTTATATATCGAATGCACCTGTATGGTTTAGCTTGGTCTATATCAAATCTGCCAGGTCTTTCAGGTTAAATAGAGGAATGATTGACACCGGGGGGGGTAACTCGACTCAGCGTGTATATATAGTTCCCACCCAGATACAAAAAAAGCGGATTTTGGAAAACCAGTGGGGGGTCTAAACTTGGGCATTACGGGCATTCTGACCTTTTCCGGGCATTCTGGGCAAACTGGGCATTCTAAACTAGGTTTTTGCGGTTGATTTAACTTATTGATTACTAAAAGAATAATGAAGAGGTTTTTATTCCGTTAAGTTATAAGGTAGGATTTGTATCAAAGATACAATCCGTCGCTAAGCTTTTAGCTATAAAGGGGTTGTTTCGCCAGTAGTTCATATATAGGATAGGGAGGGTGGGTTGGTTAATTAGCCAACTTAAAATTTATGGCATCAGAGTACGTCAAACAGCGCAAAGCTGAGATCAAGAAGAGAAAGCAGGAGTCCGGCAGGCCATCCAAAAAGGATTTGGCGGCTAATTCGCCCGGTGGCAGAAAGAAGGTAGGGCGCCCAAAGGGTGATGCCACGATAATCAATGAGTATAAGTCGCGTATGTTGGCCTCTCCGAAGTCTAAGCGTGTACTTGATACTATTTTTGATGCGGCATTAGACCATGACCACAAGAATCAGGCGGCGGCATGGAAGTTAGTAATGGATAGAATCCTGCCTGTAGCGGCATTTGAAAAAGATGTCGTGCAAAATGGCGGAAAATCTGCTATTCAGATCAACATTACGGGTGTGGGTACAGCAGAGGTCAAGGATGTTGGCATGGACTCCAGCGAATTCGATCCCAGCACTATCCAACCTACGGTGATTAATCAGGTAAACGAGGATTAAATTATGGCTAACACAAAGAAATCTCCTAGAAAAACGAATATGAAGCCCGGAGATGTAATTGTTACCCCTACCGGAGCTTACGAAGTAAACAAAAATGGCAAGCCAATAAAGATGAGCGAAGCCAATCGTGTGCGCGCTGGCTTTCCTCCGGGTGATACTGGTCTACCAGTAAGCAATTATCAAAGAGCCGTTCAAATAGACTCTCAAAACAAAGAAAGAAAGAAAGACGAAAGAAAAAAGACAGCAAAAAAAGTCAAGGCGGCAACAAAACCCAAGAAAGCATCTAAGGCAACGGCAAAGCGCAGACCAAGATAATGAAGTATTTTGACATCCGGGAGTTCAACTGCACGCATACTAACAAAAACGAAATGAATCCAGAATTTTTGGAGCAATTAGACTTTTTGCGAGAGGCGTGTGGCTTTCCCTTCCGAATCACCTCTGGGTATCGTGACGAAACACACCCAAACGAAGTAAAAAAGGAAAAGCCTGGCACCCATAACCAAGGAATTGCGGCTGATATTGCCGTATCCAACGGATTTGAGCGTATGAACATTGTGCATAACGCGCTTAAGATGGGGTTTGGCGGAATTGGAGTAGCCAAAACCTTTGTGCATGTAGATTCCCGAAAGGAAACCCCTGTTATGTGGACGTACTCGTGAAGTTTTCGCACGGCGATGCCCTAACCGCTGGCTCTGCCAACCATATTTTAGCGGTTCCTGCTGGTTACGATGCTGTAATTTCGTATCTGTTTATATCTAACACTGGAGCTAACAAAAGCATTAGCGCCAAGTGGGTTCACAACGGTGTAGACATCGACTTCATAGCAGGAAAAAACGTAAACGCTGACGAATTCTTGGAGTTTGGCGGTCAATACGGGGAGTTCCTTGTGGCAAAAGAGGGTGACACCATTACCTTAACGCCAGAGGCGGGCTCTACTTTTGTTAGTATTGTTTCGTTTGAGTTAGTAACTGCAACACCAAGGCTGAATTTTTAATATGGTAATTGTCCTTGGCGCAGATTGGTGCAAAGGTTGCAAATCAGTACGCACCAAACTAACGAAGTACGATATAGATCATAGATATGTGCCTATCCCTCCCGGCCAAGCTGGATGGGATATGGTTGAATCTCTTACAGGAAGGCGGGCAGTGCCTGCGGTAATGTATAAGTTTGGATCTCCTGTAGAGCTAAACGATTTATTACAGCAAGCTGGCGCAACTGAAAGAGAGCTAACCGAAGAAGAGCTAGATGAATTTGATTAACCATGAGTGATCTCAATATAGAGCTACTGCCTTGGCAACAAGAAGTCTGGGCAGACGATACCCGATTTAAAATTGTAGCGGCTGGCAGACGTACGGGTAAGTCCCGCCTCGCCGCATGGATGTTAATAGTCAATGCTTTGCAGGCCGATAGGGGACATGTATTTTACGTTGCACCGACGCAGGGACAGGCGAGAGACATCATGTGGCAAACTCTTTTGGAGTTGGGTCATCCTGTTATCGCTGGAAGTCATATTAATAATCTGCAAATCAAGCTCATTAATGGAGCCACCATTAGCCTCAAGGGTGCTGATAGACCAGAAACCATGCGAGGTGTTAGTCTTATGTTCTTAGTTCTCGATGAATACGCAGATATGAAACCTGACGTATTTGAACAGATCCTGAGACCAGCACTTGCGGATCAAAAGGGCTGTGCCATGTTTATTGGGACGCCCATGGGAAGAAATCATTTTTACGAATTGTATAAGTATGCGGAGCTAGGTGATGATGAAACTTACGCGGCCTACCATTTTACTTCTTACGATAATCCTCTGCTTGATAAAGATGAAATCAACACTGCTAAAAGGAGTATGTCTAGTTATGCGTTCCGTCAAGAATTTATGGCGTCGTTTGAAGCTCGCGGCTCGGAAATGTTTAAGGAAGATTGGGTTCGGGTCAAAGAGGATCAAGAGCCTCGTGGAAACTATTACATTGCCATTGACCTTGCTGGCTTCGAAGAGGTCAACAAAAAACGAACCAAAAACGCAAAACTCGACGAAACCGCAATAGCCATTGTTGATGTCTCAGAAGATGGTTGGTACGTAGAAAACATTATTTATGGAAGGTGGACGCTCGATGAAACCGCAATGAAAATCTTCCAAGCCGTAAGGGATTACAGGCCCGTATCTGTAGGCATCGAAAGGGGCATAGCCAAGCAGGCGGTTATGTCTCCACTTGTTGATCTACAAAAAAAATACGGCACGTTTTTCCGAGTAGAAGAGCTAACCCACGGCAACAAAAAGAAAGTTGATAGGGTTATGTGGGCATTACAGGGCCGCTTTGAGAATGGGTATATCAGCTTAAACAAAGGCGAATGGAACTCAAGATTCCTTGACCAACTCTTTCAATTCCCTGATCCTTTAACCCACGACGATTTGATAGACGCATTAGCTTATATTGACCAGCTAGCTGATGTTGCCTATGACTATGAATACGAAATAGACGACCACGACATCTTAGACATAGTGGCGGGATACTAATATGAGTGATGCTTACGAAGAAGATCCAATTGTAATTGAAGCCTCTATTGAGGATTGGGTTATTAGCAAGTGCGAAGATTGGCGAGATTATTATGAATCAAACTATGAGGCGCGCTTTGAAGAATACTACAGGCTTTGGCGCGGAATCTGGGACCCTTCTGATAGTGAGCGCAAATCTGAGCGTAGCCGGATTATCTCTCCTGCTTTACAACAAGGTGGTGAATCTAATGTTGCTGAGTTAGAAGAAGCCACGTTTGGAAGGGGAAAGTGGTTTGATGTGTCTGACAACTTGGGTGACACCGACCGTCAAGACGTTTTGTTTTTGCGAAACAAACTTACTGAAGACTTTGAAGAGTGCATGGTGCGCAAGGCCGTTGCTGAATGCCTTATCAATGCCGCCGTGTTTGGTACGGGCATTGGCGAAATTGTTATTGAAGAAGTCAAAGAAATGGTTCCTGCTACTCAACCAATTATGGACGGAGACCTCCAAGCCGTTGGCGTTAATGTCCAAGACAAGGTAAAAGTAAAGCTTCGCCCCGTCCTGCCTCAGAACTTCTTAATTGACCCTGTTGCTACAAACGTAGATGACGCATTAGGCGTGTGTATTGACGAGTTTGTTAGCCGCCATATTGTTGAGCAGTTACAAGAGCAAGGCGTATACCGTGATGGATACGTTGGTCCAGCGGCGGCAGATACTGATCTTGAGCCAGATCAAGACATTACGATTTATAACGATGACAAGGTCCGATTGACTAAGTATTACGGTCTTGTACCTAGCGAACTTTTGGCAGAAGCGCTGGATGATGACGTCGAAGAAGAAGGCAAGTACGTCGAAGCTGTTATTGTTATTGCTAATGGCGGAATTCTTCTTAAGGCTGAAGCCAATCCTTATATGATGAGTGACCGCCCCGTTGTTGCATTCCCATGGGATGTAGTGCCAGGACGATTCTGGGGGAGAGGAGTCTGCGAAAAAGGATACAACTCACAGAAAGCACTCGATACAGAACTGCGAGCCAGAATTGACGCATTAAGTTTAACAATCCACCCGATGATGGCTATTGATGCTACGCGACTTCCTCGCGGAGCAAAGCCAGAAGTGCGTCCCGGCAAGATGATTCTAACTAACGGAGATCCTAGAGAGGTACTTCAGCCATTTAACTTTGGGCAGGTTAGCCAAATCACCTTTGCACAAGCTGGTGCGTTACAGCAGATGGTACAGCAAGCAACGGGAGCTGTAGACTCAGCAGGTATTGCGGGCAGTGTTAACGGCGAAGCGACTGCCGCTGGCATTAGCATGTCTCTTGGCGCTATTATTAAGCGTCACAAACGTACACTGATTAACTTCCAGCAGTCTCAGACGGCGGCGCTTAATGCTCAGGCGCAAGAGTCTGCGGCTAGAGCAGGAAAGCTGGTGGCAGAAGCCCAAGCAGTGCCACAAGAAATTGAGA